TGACCATGCTCGGTGATGAAAGACTGTGCCATACCAGCCAAAGTATATCTACCAAATGCTGTACCAGCATCCATAACCATGCCAGGAGGCGAATAAAGAGTTGAAGGAGTAGTCGCAACACCACTAACAAAATCGCCACTACTAAGAGTAGTCAGACGAGTAACCAAATCGGTAGTGTTATCATTCACCGTAACAGTAATACTGCCAGTATGACCATGCTGAATGTCGTGAACATGAGCAGGAATTTCCCCAGTCACCAACGTATGCGTCTTGGCACCACCAGTTTCACCCAACACATCAAACTCGGTCTGTCCAGCATCACGGCCCACAGGAACACGGCCAGACAAGTTCGGAATATTGAACGTCGTAGAACCATCGCCAACACCATACGTTGTACCAACCAAACCAAACAACGAACTATACGTCGTTCTAGAAACAGCCTGCCCCTGACAGAGTAGCCAGTTAGCCGAAGGGGCCGCAGAGCCAGCAAACGCCTGAATAATACCGATAGGCAACACAGCATCCACATATGCTTTACGGGCCAACTGGTTCGCGCTAGTAGGATCAGTGGCGGGGCCAGAAGGCACCGCCGTAAACGCTTTAGAACCATCCAAATGGACAGCGTTCGTGTTAATCCATGTCACCAAATCGGTAAAGTTTTGGTCAACGTTATCAGCCACACTTGGGGTGCCAGCAACAAAGTTATAAGTAACAGAAACATTAGTAGCCATAAATCACCTGTACGCTTTCTCAAAATATGGGACAGCAATACTGTCCACCCACCATCTACTAGAATGGTCAGTTACCTCAAAACGCAACTGGACAGCATTAGAACGCCCCAACGAAGGCAACCTAGCGAACTCGTACACAGGATCAGTACCAGCCCAATTGCTGCCCCAATTATTACCCCAAACCATAGAACCAGCCTGCGCCTGAATCGGTAACGTCAACTGTTTCACCGAACTAGATTCGTTAAAATCGTGAAACACTTTCACATTCAACGTCGCATTATCATTACAAGCAATCGTAATAGTTGGTCGCCGCCAACGTTTCACCAAAGCAGTATCACCCGAAGTGTACCAAGCCATACGATAATAGGCGGGAACCGCCGTAACCGTACCACCATCATCGTCCGCTTCCTGAGCGGCCGAACCCAAATCATATACACGGGCTTTAGAAGGCTGGGTGAACACAATCATGTTCACCCCATCATTATTACGCCGCCACCAAAACATGCTCGTAGGCGTATACGAGAACCGTGTCCAAGCCCCCTTCTTACCGACAGCAGGATCAAACATAAACAAGATACGACCGCCAACAGCGGTCGCCAAACTCACCCACAACCTGTTCTCACCCCACATCACAAGATGCGAACCAGAAGCAGGCAACACCGTCCCATCATACACCACATTGATAATACGTTCACCAATCGGAACCACACCCTGACCGTTAAACGCATACACGTTACCATCACCAGACCACCAATACGCAACACCAGCATTCACCGAAACCGCCCCCTGCGAAGGGCAACCAGTCTGCGTTGAGATACGTTCAACAACAAACGTATCCTTATCGTAACCGTACACGGCAAACACTCCACGATGCTTAAAAACTAGCAACATGTTTTTGAACGGCACCAACGCAGTAATATGATTCGTTTGATCGTCAGGTTCAATATCGAAATAGTCTGCGGCAGCAAAATCCTCAGGTTGCAACGGATGAGAAAAACGCAACCTAGAACGATACCTGGTGCCCGACTCCACCGTATCAGCCCACCACATGTGACCCGAATGGTCAGCAACCAAACGTGCCAACGGCGCATTACCGCCAGTAGGTGCAGTATAATTGTTGTTCACCACATTCGACAACGAAACAAACGCGCTACCAGTCCAATAACGCATCAACAAACTACCCGAATTCAACCAGTTAGCAAAATAAAGCCTATTAGCCCAAGTGACACCCATCACCGTGCGAGCAGGATCAGCAGGATTCGCCGTCACCTGATGCGTATAAGTAGAACCATCAAACGTCCACAAACGGCCCGCATTACTGATACCCCACAACACTTCGGTACCAGCACTGAACTGGCCACCAATATAGCCGCCATCCAGTTCGGCAGCAGAAAACGTGGTACGGAACCCTCGGCGAGAACTGAAACCGCCCCTAGCGTTAAACACCACATCCTGACAATCAGGGGATTCGTTAGCCAACAAGTTTTGGCGTTGCTGATTATTGTTCAACCCGCCACTAAAATCGTTGAAAAACGCGACCTTCAAACCGCTCTTAGCCATAACTATTCCAACATTCCACGCACATAACGAGAGAAACTAGGAACCTCATAATTCTGGCCGCCCATCCTCAAAGGACGACCAGAAAACTCTTTCGTAGTTTCAGATCGCAAAAACCGTTCAACCATATCGTTATACTCACCCAAATACACACCAGCCAACTGGGTGTCCTCCTGGGCAAGAAAATAGTTAGACAACATGAACCAGGCGATAGCCTCATGCAAACTGGCAGGCAAATCAGGAACACTACCAGCACCAGAAGGCCAAGTAGCAGCCCGTCTAGAACCACGCACCGTATACGTCTTACCAGACGTAGACGGCGTAGGGTACACAACCAGATTTTCGGCAGAAATAGTGTACGCAGTAGCAACCTCAGAAGTCATCCCGACAGGTGCCCCAAACGCGATATCGGCATCTGATTCAGTCATATAGATCAGACGGCGACCAAGATTTGTGGTATCAATCACAGCCGCAACCAACTCTAAATCGTTCGTAGATAGCCCCGAAAACGGGTACCTGGGTTGTCCTGCAACAGTGGTCAACGTATAGGACACTGCAAGGTTCGGCCACACGCTACGGCGAGCCAAAATATCGTTGTAAGCAATACGGGCATACACATCCAAAGTTTCGTTCGGGGCATCCACAATATCGGCATCAGCGTGCGAACGAACAAAATCGCGCATCTCCTGCAACGTCATTGTCATAATCAGACCGCTTTCTTCACACGCTTCTTCGGAACAACAACCTCATCTGCTATCTCAGCATACTGATCCAACACCTCATCAAAATCGTCCACCCCAACATACGGGACAGCACCCTCATACACCGAAACCTGAGTATGTGAATAGGCGGGACGGATAACAAACTTGCCAGCCATAGCAGCAGCATCAAACCGCACCTCAGAACCGCCACCAGACCCGTTCTGCTGCCCGTAGGCAGCATCAAACGGTACAGCCCCAGGCCAAGTCACAGTCATATCAGGCATCCTCCAACACATCCTTAGCGTTCGGAACAGCCCACACCAACACTGCCACAAACACGGCATCCACAACAACCATGCCCGCATCCACGTCGATATCGACCCACTTCTTGACAGCACCCAAAACGGCTACCGTCACAGCAGCAACAACCGCTTTACGAACCTTTGCAACAGCAACATTCAAACCCATCAAAACCGTCCTTTACAAAGAGAAACGGGAGGGAGGATTGACCTCCCTCCCGTTAATCAGACGAAACCGTATCTAACTATCAGGGAGTCCAGATAGCACGGCCCAAATGGCGACGGCTGTTCGTACCGAACGTGCCGTAGCAAGTGATAAGACCATACTTTGCGTCACGGTCAAACGGTTCCACGAAACCACGGAACTTCATCCAGTTACCCGACAAGACAGCCAACTTGACGTGGCGACTGTTCAAGAAATACCACTGGGTAGCGGGCATCAGATCAGACCACACAACCTTGCTGCCACGATGCAACAGGTTCATAAAGCCCGCCTCTGCCGTCTTGGCGTCAGTGAACCGCTGGTTCGGCTGCAACTTCGACTCGTAGGTTTCCCACAACAACTGGGTGGTCACCTGGAAATCGCAAGCATCGCCACCATACGACACCGTGTTGTACGCCTTAGAGTGCAAACCAAGACTGTAGGTGGCGGTGGTCGGCACATACGAACGCCAGTAAGCGCCACCAGCAACCGACGAATCAATACCGCCAACATTCGTGACGGTACTGGTGTTGTCGCCAACCAGAAGCGGCAGACCGCCCCACGCCTTACCCGACGACTCGGTGCCGCTATACTGCAACATTGCGGTTTCAAACTGTTCCGCAGCAGTCATTTCGGCGTTCTCCACCTTCGTCTGCAACAACTTGATGACCGCACGATCACCACTGTTCTTCGCTTCCTCCATGCCCGACATGGGGATGAAGATTGCGGCCTGCTTCCACTGGAATTCGGCAGCAGTCACAATTTCCTCACCATGCACAGGAGTCAACGCGTCATAGCCAGAGTAATACTGGAACGACGAGTTAGCCTTATGCATGATCGGGAACACTGCGGACGAACCGCCCTGCGAATCCAACTTGGCAGTGTTCTTGATCCAATCAAGAGCAGCCGACCGCTTAAAAATGTTGTCAACAGCCTTACCGCCATCAGTAAAATACTTCTTAAGGGTAGTTGCAACAATGTTGTCAAAATTAGGGTTACTCATGGTAAACCAACCTTTCTAAATTAGGAACGGGTACGTTCAAACTCGTACTCAAAGATATCTTCAAAAGAATCAAACCGTTTCCAATCATCCTGAGCATCAGCAGCAACACGAGAAGCCCCACGAGAAACCTGCTTCGTAGCCTTACGGGCCTTTTCACGCTGGGCAGCAGCCTGTTCCGCCTTGCGGCGGGCAGCCTCCTGGGCTGCCTGGTCGGCAACCAACTGGTCAGCCTTCCACAACTTGTATGCCTGCTCCATACGCAAACCGTTTTCCAAAGCGATAGGCAAAACGTTCTGTGCATCAAAATCTGGATACTTAGAAACCATAGATTCAAGTTCTGCCTGAACCGAAGCATTCACCCGTTCCTGATCGAATTGTTCCGTCCGCTGACGGAGTTCATCAAGTTCCTGACGTGTACGCCACAACTCGGCAACAATCGGCTGCATCTCAGGATCAACACCTTCCAACGGGTCATCTTCCTGATCTGCCAAACCAAGTTGTTCCTGCAAATAGCGTACACTACCAACAGGATCAACACGGAAAGCCTCTTGCATTTCACGCGCCCAACGCAACGTATCCACATCCGCAGCAACCTGCTGCGTCTTACGAGTATAATCCGCTTGGCGCATATAACCGTTTCGCAACTCGGCCAACGGAACCTCAAAGGTTTCCCCATTCACCGTAACTGGAACAGTTTTATCTTTGATAGAGTCAAAATCGAATCCGTCATCGGTTGCATCTG